TCAAACGTTCAAGATCAGATTGACAACTCAAACCCTTTTCAAGTAGACTTTGTAGCTTCTGGCACGATTGGCAACGGAGATACTGTTATTTTAAACAATGACGGAACTGTAAGTGTTGTGGCTGGCGCAGATACTTCAGTAGGTACTCCAGTAGTGTTTGAAAGCGGAGAGGCAAACGACATCTCAGCCACCTTTGATAGCGCAGCGGGTAAAGTAGTTATTGCTTACAAGGATGATAATAACTCCAACTACGGTACAGCAATAGTTGGGACAGTTAGCGGCTCAAGTATTTCTTTTGGTACAGCAGTAGTATTTAACAGTGGACGTACACACCATACCGCATCCACCTTTGATAGCGCAGCGGGTAAGGTGGTTATTGCTTATCGAGACTTTGGGAACGCTAACTACGGTACAGCAATAGTTGGAACTGTAAGTGGAACAAGCATTTCGTTTGGTTCGGAAGTAGTATTTAACAGTACAGGCCCTACTTACACATATTCAGCCATATTTGAGATTTTAGCAGGTAAAGTGGTTGTTTCTTACGTGGACGGTGGTAATTCTAATTATGGAACATCAATTGTAGGAACAGTCTCTGGAACAAGCATTAGTTTTGGTACTCCAGTAGTATTTGAAATTACTCCTGCTTTCGGATTTTCAGCCACATTTGACAGCACATTAAATAAGATAGTTATTGCTTACTCTGATTTGGGTAACTCAAACTATGGAACATCAATTGTAGGAACTGTGAGTGGAACAAGTATTAGCTTTGGTACAGCAGTAGTATTTAATAGTGCTGCTACATATTATCCTGCTGCTACATTTGATAGTGCATCAGGTAAGGTAGTTATTGCTTATCAAGATAACGGTAACTCCAACTACGGTACAGCAATTGTTGGAACGGTAAGTGGAACAAGCATCTCGTTTGGTGCAGAAGTAGTGTTTGAGAGTGCAGGTACTTATCACCTTGCAGCCACATTCGACAGCAATGCAGGTAAAGTAGTTATTGCTTATCAAGATAATGGAGGAAGTTTGGACTATGGTACACTAGTTGTTGGAACAGTCTCTGGAACAAGTATTAGTTTTGATTCGCCAGTAATCTTTGAAAGTGCCGCTTCCAGCTCTTTGGCAGTCACATTTGACAGCACATTAAATAAGGTAGTTATTGCTTACAAGGATCTGGATAACTTAGAATATGGCACAAGCGTAGTATTTACCAATACTTCAACCAACAATACATCCTTCATCGGCATATCAGACGCAGCTATCACTAGCGCCGCAACAGGCTCAGTAACGATCAAGGGTGGCATCTCCACAAACGTGACAGGACTAACCCCTGCCACCGATTACTACGTTCAATCTGACGGCACACTGTCCACCACAACATCTACTGTGCCCGCTGGCAAAGCCTTGTCAGCCACCTCAATTTTACTCAAAGGAATATGATGAAAACAATTATTGACTCAACCAACTGCTCCAAGTACCTTTTTGCTGATGACAAGGTAGTCACAGTAAAGGCTGACTGCATTGAAGTAGGCGACCCTGCGGCACTAGACTTCATCATTGGCGACATGAACTCAGGCAATGCTACAGTTGTTGAGGGTGTTACAACTCCTGATGATTGGTACGGGTGCAAGTACAATTATGTTAACAACGCTTGGGAACTCTGCCCCGACTGGGTTGACCCACGCATTGAGGCCTAATAATCATGGCAGAAGTAACCCATAAAGAAATATATGAAAGGTTACTGGCAGTCGAGACTAAGGTGGATAAGCTAAATGAGGAGACAGAGAATGTGGTTAAAGCCTTCTCTGCCGCTGAAGGGGCTTTCACAGTTTTAGAATGGATTGCTAGGGCGGCTAAACCCTTACTTTGGATTGCTGGTGTTGTTACCGCTTTCTCGTTTATGATTGCAGAATATAGGAAATAACATGCTTGCTGAACTGGCAATAGCCAACGCTGCCTTTGGTGTGATTAAAGAAACCATAGCCAACGGTGGAGACATCATGGCAGCGGGTTCACACATCTTTAAATTCTTTGATAACAAGAGTAAGTTAGTCCAGAAAGCTAGTCAGTCGGGATCAGACTCTGAGGCTTTCTTTGCCCTTGAACAGATTAAACAACATGAGGCAGCTTTACAAGAGCTGTTCATCTACCAAGGCAGACCGGGCTTGTGGGATGATTGGTTAAAGTTTCAAGCTGAGGCCAAGCGTAAACGTAATGCTGAGGCTAGAGAGATTGTTTTAGCCCAGATGAAACGTAAAGAGTTGATGTGGGCTTGGATTAATGGATTCTTAATTATCGCTTCTGTTGTAACAGGGGTAGTCATTGTAGCTGGTCTTATCTGGCTTGTTGTAACGAAAGGTCAACTATGAATAGAAAATTACCAGAACGTAATGGGCGTTCAAAGCAGAATAAGAAGAAAAAGAAATGAGACATACAGTAGGTAAAGTAATACAACCCGCTACGTTGACAGAGTTGTTCAAAGTTCCTGCTGGTTATAAAGCTGAGGTTAGTACGCTTTTTGTTAGTAACCGACAGGGTAACAATAAAACTGTTAGTATTTATTGGCAACACGCTCACGACATTACCCATAAGATTTACATTATAACTGAATATGTATTAAGTGCTAACAACTATGTACAGTTTAGCGATAGTATGGTAATGCAAAGCGGAGATTCACTCCAAGTTTTAACAGAAGCTGGTTCTTTAATGAATGCCATGGCTTCTTTTGATTTAAGAAAAGAACAAGCTGTTTTAGCTTTTGACGGAGAATAATATGGCTACTAGAGAAGAAATTATTGCAGAAGCTCAACGGTTAACCCCTGAAGGTGGTGACGTTAGAGAGACACTGCTTAACTACGCACGGCAAAACAACATTCCATTTGAGCAAGTTGATCAAGTACTAGAATTAGACCCCGGTGCAACAGCTGCTTATGCGGCACAAACTGACGCTACAAACCCTCTTACTCAGTTTGTTGCTAATAATGCGCCTACTGTTGAAGAGCAAAATCTAATTAATCAGCAGAGGTTTGGCGAAGTTGGTTTCCAAGATGTTGTTAATAACATGGGGTCAGCTAATACGAAAACTATGTTATCTCAACAAGGTACGCAGTTTACTCCTGAACAGCTAAATGCAGCTGAAATTTTCTTTCAAGATATGCAACGGCGCATAGCTGCTGGTGAAGATGTATCAGGAATAATAGACGCACGGAGACAAGAACTAGGGTTAACACCAAACCAAGTAGCCAGTTTGTTCACGCAGTCTATGGGAACTGACCCCAGTGTTGCTAATAACGCTGTAAATGATTACTTAGGGATACAGGGTAAAGCACCTCTTAATTTTTATTCACAACAACCCATGACACAAGCGTCTCCTGGTGTTGTCCCAACCTTACGTCCTCAGCCTGTCCAAGGTGTGGATACACCGGGTATGATGAGCACAGGTTTCCAGTCACCAGTACCCTCAGACATCTCTAGTTTGTTTAGTTCTGTTCAAGGTGTACGTGATATTAACCAAGGGTACTTATCTGCTCCACGGACTGATTTGTCTCAAATGCGTTCAGACTTGGAAGCTCAGCAAGCTGCTAAAAACAAAGCAGCGGCTGAGGTGGCACAACAAAAAATTATACAACAATTATTAAGTACAGGAGAGTACGGAGGCGGAGGTGGTACTACACCAGCGATAGATAATTGGTACAGAGATGTTTATTTGAATAGTAATATTGACCCGGCTGCTCCTGCGCAAACAAATGTAGTTAATCCCGGGGCTGTTTACGATTCTGGCGCTAGGTCATATCCTGTTACAGGGCAAGTAAACTCAGGCACAAGTTTTGATTCAGCGATGCCAGATGGTTCTTTTTATGGTGGTGCGGCAGTTTAACCCTTGACAAAAGATAAAAAGTGTGGTATAATAACTACAAAAGGAATACATAATGACATATGTTGAAGCAGTAAATAGTGTTTTACGGCGACTGCGAGAGAGCACGGTTGACACAGTACAGGGTGAAGGTAACTCAAACAGTTATGCTCGTCTGATTGGTGACTTTGTTAACGAGGCTAAGAGTCAGGCTGAGGTAGCTTGGAAGTGGGGTGGCTTACGTCAGACACTTTCAGGTAACACAACAGCAGGGGCTTTTAACTACGAGATTCAAGGTAGTAGTAATAACTTTGAAGTGTTAGATGCTTGGGATGCCACCTCTAGAAGGGAGCTACAGTACCAAACTTCTAGCTGGTTTAACAAGGCTTACATGATTGAGAACCCACCTACAGGTTCTCCTCAGTATTACACCTTTAACGGCGTCAGTGATGATGGGGATACTTTAGTTGATGTCTACCCGATCCCTGATGGTGTGTATGTTACTCGTTTTAACGTGGTCTTGCGTAACCAAGTGTTAGTTAACGACTCAGATCGTATCTATATCCCTACACGACCTATCATCCTGTTAGCCACAGCGATGGCTATTGAAGAGCGTGGTGAGGATGGTGGACAGCAGAGTATCAATGCCTACAAGTCTGCTGAGATAGCCTTGGCTGACGAGATTGCTATGGACGCTAATCGTCACCCTGAAGAAGTGGTGTGGTATACAGTATGAAACAACTTGAAGCTCTTTCCATTGTAACACCCGGTTTCTTCGGTTTAAACACCCAAGAGAGTGGTGTTACCTTATCTCCCAACTTTGCGGAAGTAGCTGACAATGTTATTATTGATAAGTATGGGCGTTTAGGGGCACGTAAGGGGTGGACAATGCAAACCACCACAGGCTCTGCCCAACTAAACGGAGAACCTATTAAGTTTATGTTGGAGCATGTTAATGCTGACGATAGCTTAGACACCCTCTCTGCGGGTAACAACAAGGTTTTTACTGGTGGTATTGGTGCTGTTCTGACAGATGTTACACCAGCAGCATACACAATTACAAGTGACAACTGGAGTGGTGCTAACTTAAACGACACTTCTATATTGGTGCAAGAAGGTCAAGAGCCTCTTATCTACAGCTCAGTAGCAACTCCTGTAGTTAAAACAATAACAACATACACAGGCGTTACTCAAAACTTTGGCACAGCGTATCCTAATGGTGTTATAGCGGCTTGGGGGCGTTACTGGTCGTTTACTAAGAATGCTGTCTACTGGTCTACTGACATTGTAGATACTGCTTTCCCTGCCTTCAATGGAGGCTCTAGCGGCTCCTTAAACATTGCCTCAGTGCTGCCTGATAACACTGATGACATCATATCCATAGCGGCACATAATAACTTCTTAATCATCTTCTGTCGCCATCATATTGTCATCTACTCAGGTGCTGATAACCCAATATCCATTAACTTTGCTTTACAGGATATTATTGTTGGTGTCGGTTGTGTGGCTCACAAGAGTGTACAGAATACAGGTACTGACTTAATCTTCCTCTCTGACACTGGTATTCGTAGCTTAGGTCGCCTCCTCCAAGAGAAGAGCTTGCCTA